GGGTCCACCGAAGGGGATTGAGTCTCTAATGAAACTTATTTGCAACAGCAAACCCTACATATATGGGTTTTGTCTCGTTTCCTTTAATTTTATACAACCCCTTGTATCGGAAAAATGCGTTCACATTACACATTTCGTAGCTAATTCGCTATTCGCGGGATTAGCGGCATTGGCCGTTTAAAAACAAACGCACGCGAGGCGTAATGTGATTTTGGAGTAGCGTCAAGACAATTCTAGTTTCTCTCTTTCAGATTGTTTTGGAAGTTAGGCTAGGCTAATCTTTTTTGATTCTTTACAATCGGGATAAAACATGGGAAAGGGGAGGGGAGCGATATGACAGATGGAACACCTAACGTAGCACAGTCAGTGGCGCAAGCCGCCGTCTTGTGGGGCATAGACAAGGGGGAGGTTCTGAGAGCCAAGCACGCGGGGTGCATCGCGTTTCGCGGCTCGCGGGTGCATCGGGACAGGCTTATTGACTGGCTAGAGAAAAACCCACCGGAGGCATCGGACGACGACAGCGAAGAAGGGCTGAAGAAAGAAAAGCTAAAGGTGCAGATTGAGCTATTGAAGAACAACCTAGCCGTCGAGAAAGAGGCGGTAATCCCGCGCTCCACGGTAACAGCGGAGTGGGGAAAGCTGATAGCGGATATATTCGACATTATTGAGAAATCAACGGACAGAGTAACTTACAACGCAATAGCAAAGGAGTTAAAGAACCGCCTTGGACACAGAACTGCTAGATAGGGAGTGGCTTGCGGACATGGCGGCTTCGCTAGTGCCGGAGAAGTTCGGCGGCAGTCTTGTGGAGTATTTCGATGGGAGGCTAAGATTGCCGTATTCAACACGTTATCCGACTTATATTGCGGAAGAGTCCCCTTGGCTAATTGAACCGTTGCGGGCGTTGTCCGACCCTGATGTGAGGCGAATAGACGTGCGCGGCCCCGCTGGCTGCGCAAAGTCATTGATTGGCGAGTTGCACATTGCGTGGTGTATAGACAACGAGCCGGGCCTTTACTACTATGTCCACCAGAGCGACCCTGACGGCGCGGACGCGATGGAGGATCGCATATTGCCGATGATCAAGGCAAACCCTGATTTGAACAAGCATCTTCCGATGGACAGGTTCAAGCAGCGCAACACCAAGATTGTGTTTCCGCACATGAGCCTTTATTGCGTCGGGGCTAATATGAGCGCGGCACAATCAAAGCGGGTGAAGTTTCTGACAATGGAAGAACCGCATATGTATCGCCCCGGCATGATGACGGCCTTTGAGAAACGCTGCGAGGGCGTTAGAAACGCCAAGATACTCACGTTATCCACCGGCAGCGTGCTAGGCGATGAATCAGACGTTAGCTTTCAAAATGGCACTTGCGAAGAGTGGCAGGTGCCTTGCCCATTCTGTAATGAGTTCCAGCGCATGACGGATGACCGCGACCGATTGCGATTTGAAAAGAACGACCAGACGATAGACACCAACGGGCAATATGTGTGGCACGCGATAGAAAAGACGGTGCGATATAACTGTGAGCATTGCGGGCGGGATTGGCCGATAGACGAGGCATCTAGGCGGCAACAGGCGCAACTTGGGCGGTATATGCCCACCAACCCTAACGCATCGGCATCGCACCGAAGTTTTCATCTTGAGGCGGTTGCCGTCCATTATTTCCCGCTCGCAAAGATTTTGATGGAAAAGCTGCAAGCCAGCTATTCGGCCAAGCAGGGGGCGGTTGAGCCATTAAAGGACTACATACAAAAGCGGCGGGCGATGGCGTGGGATGAATCGCCTAGCGAGTCGGACGCAGATCAAGACTTTGGGCGCATGAAGGGCGGATATGTGAAAGGCGACGTGTTTGACGGCGAGTTGGCTAGATTCCTTTGCATAGACAATCAAGCGGGACGGGCGAGTCAGGGCGAGGGGGCGCATCGCTGGTATGTGTGCCGAGCATACGGACAGCAGGAGGGGCGGGTGATAGCCGAGGGGCGGATTGCCACATGGGAGGAACTTGAGGAACTGCGCATAAAACTAAACGTGCCTCCATTGCAAACGCTGGTGGACATAGCATGGGACACGCAGGCCGTGCAGGAGGTTTGCGTGCGATACGGCTGGCAGGGGCTTTGGGGCGACAACACTAACAAAGAGTTTTTCCCGCACCATGAAATGTTTAACGGAGCTAAAGTATTGCGTAAGTATCCATTCTCCCCGCCAAACGTCGGGCACGTAGGGCTAGGCAAGGGCGGGGCTGTAAGACAGGCGCGCTATTTCTTTTGGTGCCAGCAGGCAATCAAGAACACCTACCACCGGCTTCGCGGCGGGCTTGCAAGCTATCGTCTCACCGTGCCGCAGGATATTTCCCGTGAGTATCAAAAGCACACCACGGCAGAGTTCAAGCGGCAGGAGATAGACCGCAACGGCGTGAAGCGGTGGAAATGGACAAGCAGCAAGCACAAGCCAAACCATCTGCTCGACTGCGATCAAATGACGCTGGTTGCCGCGCTCATGTCTCCGGCCATTCGCCAGATTCTTTATTCCACGATTGAAATGCCAGCGGAAGAAAAGACGGAAGAGAACGCTAGTTGAGGGCTTTTATTTAGTTACCCTCCGGCGCAATGAATAACTACCCACCAAGTTACCACACACGGGGGCGCATATTTGCCGGTGCTCACAGGCACGCGATATGTAAAACGCAACGCGTGGAAAGTTGCAAGAAAAATCAAATCGTTTAGCCGTATTGAAAATACGCTTGCCTTTTAGTTAGCGGGTGCTTAGTATTTGAAAAATGGCCGCAAAGGGATTACTCCAAGGCTGCACCGCAGCAGAAATACAAACTATTCGCGCCGCCGCCCTTGCGTGCATAGTCAACAACACCGTGCGCGGCACGACTTACACAATAGCGGGGCGCAGCTTTTCCTTTCCGTCCATCGAGGGGGCGCAGGAACTTTTAAGCGAGTGCAATTATTCGCTCGGCTTTCTCCAAGGAACTCGGGCGCTGAACTTGCGGGCAAACTTTAATCCATCCATCGGCAAAGGCACTGGCGCGTAATGAAACCAACATTTTTAGACAAGGCAATCTCGGCAATCGCTCCCGCGTGGGGAGTAAAGCGCATGGCGGCAAGGCAAGTTCTGCATGAGTTCAGCTACAACGGCGCGAGGGCGAGCAACAAGCGGGCGCAGGCTCCGGCGCAGATTGCCCCTAACTCGTTCATCGTCCAGCGCGACCGGCTTCAACTTTTGCGCGAGGCAATGGATTTGGAGAACAACTTTGCTCCTGCCAAGACGCTAAACCGCAAATATGCGATGTATGTTTCCCCACAGAACTACAACGCAATGACGGGCGACCACGGGCTTGATACCGAGGTAGAGCAATACTTAAACGAAGTTTGGTTCCCGAATTGCGATGCCACGGGGCGGTATGGGTTTTGGAGGATGTTGGAGTTTGGCATCATGGGCATGAATCGCGGCGGTGATTACGGATGGGCTTACGTGCGCGAGGGCGCGGAGGAAGGAATGAGCGACGACGACCTTGTGAAGCTCCCGTTGAAAATCCAAGGCATCGAGCCGGACAGAATTGGCGGACTATATCAGAACGTAGTGAGCGAGGAATACGTGAGCGGCATCGGCATCGGTCAGGGCGGGCGCGTGAAGTTTTATCGCGTATTCCGTCGCGGCATGGCGGCGGGTCAATACTTCGATCCAGTGGACGTGCCAGCCGATCAATTCGTCCATTATTTAGACCCGATGCAGCTTGACATGTATCGCGGCGTGTCAAAGTTAGACACGGCAACGGAAGCGTTGCGCGATCTTTACGAGATGATTGACTACGCGAAAGGCAAGTCAAAGCTAGCGTCCGCGCTTACCGTGTTCACGAACAGCAGCGGGGTGATTGGCGGGCCGGGGGCGATGGACCCGTATGCAACTCAGCAACTCAATAACGACCAGCCGGGACTACAGACCGATATTTATTACGGGCAGATGAACCATTTGCCTAACGGAAGCGAGATTAAGTTTCCCGATAGCGCAACGCCGGGAACCGAGACGCAATATCTTTACGGGCTTTTGTTGAAGCTCGTCTGCATGAGCTACAACTTGCCGTATTCATTCGGCCTCGATGCTTCCGCTCTCGGCGGCGTGTCGAGCAGGCTGGAGAGCGAGCAAGCCAAGGCAGAGTTTGAGCGTGGGCAGCAAGTGCTATTGCCGCACGCCCACAAGTTGAAAGACGCTGCGCTGATTGACGCAATCGCAAAGGGCATATTCCCCGCCCGCGTTGCCGATAAGATTTGCAGGGGGCGGTTTGGATTCCGCGCACATCCGCAGCCGGACATCGGGCGCGAGGCAACCGCCAACGTAAATTTGTATCAAACTGGCTTGCTTAATCCGATGAAGTATTGGACGGAGAACGCGCAAGACCCGGAAACCACGGCGGCGGAAATGGTGCGCTGGCACATGATTAAGAGCAAGGCTGTTGAGGGCACGGATTTCACCGTCGAGGAAGTGTTCGGCGTTGGCGCGGCGAAGCCACTTAGCATCACGCAAAGCGAAACTCAGTCCACCACGATTGACGAGACGCAAGGCGCGCCAAAAACAGAAACCAAAACCACTACATAATTTATATTTGACTAATGTTTAAGTTTAACGTATAAAAACAAACAACATGACAGCAACCGAGCCTCGTCACTACTTTAGCAAGCTACGCAAATTGAGCGTTGTTGATCCCGCGAATGGAGTTATACGCGCCGTGTCGCTCATTAGCTTGGGCGCTGCTAAGGGGCATAAAGATGCCGAGGGGCGCAACGTGTTTGTTGACGAGACTACGCTGGAGCAAATCTACAAGTTCTGTCAGGCGCATGAGACGATTAAGGTAAAGGCAGACCACGGCAGCGGTGTGCTTGCGACAATCGGCTACATTGATTCTTTTTCACTTGAGGCGACCGCTGTGCGCGGCGACCTCCACCTTTACGAAGCGGAAAGCGAAGCCCCGCGACTTTTTGAGATCGCTGCCAAAAATCCCACCCACTTAGGCATTAGCCTTGAGTTTGTAGGCGAGGATGAAGTTGTCGGAACTAAGTGCATGGCGCGATGCGACGAAGTAATCACGGCGGCACTTGTTAGCGATCCTGCGGCGAACAAATCCCTTTATTCCAGCAAAACCAAAACAACCAACCTAGACACCATGCCAGAAGAACCCAAAAAGGACGACGCGCCAAAAACAGACGGCGACGAAAAGAAAAAGACACCATCTTACGACGAGCTTGCGGCTATGTTTGCCGCGCACAAGCAGGAGTTTGACGAATTTAAAAAGCGTTTCGCGGACTCGCCGGAACTGAAGCCCGACACCGAAAACACACAGGGAACCGATGGAGAAAAACCAAAGGCAACCGATCCAGCAACAGAGCCAAAGGCTAGCGGCGACAACGATATTAAAGTCACCAAGGCAGAGGAAAAAAAGGACGACGAGCCGGACGGCGACGAAAAGAAACTCCAGCGCGCAGCCGAGCTTGGCGCGGAGAAGGCGATTAAGGCGTTTGCCGCAAGACTTGGAACCAATGTGCCGCCATCAGGCGCTCCGGCCTCCACCAAGCAGCCCGAAGTAAAAACCTTCGCGCAGATAGTTGAGGACGAAACCAAAAACTTCGCAGGCGATAAAAACGCCGCGATGATCCATTGCATCAAGACATATAAGAAGGAATACGAGGCACAACGTCTTGTCTCCCCTCGCTAACACAACACAAACACAACAACAAACATGTCATCTCAAAACGAATCAGGACTAAAGTCCTTTCAAGCATCAGGCGCGATTAGCGCATACGTTGCGGTGGACGTTCAGAGCGACGGGACAATCACGCCCGTAGCCGGAAACGCCTCTATCGGCATCGGCATCACTCAACAGGACATTGCGGACGCAGGCTACGGCCAAGTCCGTCTGTGGACTGCACCCGGCACGTTCATGATCGCGGTCACAGGAACGGCAGTCACCCCCGCAACAACCTACGCAATCGTCACTGGCGGTTTCGCTGGAGCGGTCAACGGAACCTTTGGCCCAGCCTCGCTTACGGCCATCCAGAGCGGCGTTGCTAGCAGCGGCATCGTGATTGAGTTTGTCAGCAAAAACTAATAAACAAACATTAACTAACTAACGCACCATGCCTTACACCAATTCACAAGCAACGCCACGCAGCGACATTTACGCTCTGGTGATGCAAGCCAACACGGATTTCAATAAGCTGTTCATCGGCGATGCAATCCTCCCCGTAAAACCCGAAGCCATCCGGCGCGGTATTTACATGAAAGCAAAGCTGGCTAACGCCGAATTGCTTAATGGCGATGCCAAAGTCCGCGAGCAAGGTTCTACCTATCAGCGCACTAATCGCAAATACGACACCGATACCTTCGACTGCCTTGAATACGGGCAGGAGTCGGTTATTGACGACGGCTACGAGCACGAAACCGAACGCTTCTTGAATCTTGAAGCGACCGAGGCCATGCTCCTTGAGCGCAGCCTGCGCATTAGCTACGAAGTGCGCGTTGCAGCCGCGATTATGAACGCGACCACGTTCACATCTACTAACGCGGTTGTGGCATACACGGCGGCGAATATCGCAACGATTGACGTCGTGAATGACGTTGACCTTGCTAAAACTCGCTTACTCAAGAAGGGCATCATTCCAAACACCTGCGTGATGAGTCAGGACTTGTTTAATCGCGTCCGCCGCTCAACGCTTCTACAAAATCAAATCTTCGGCGTTGTGCCACGCACAGCTGGTCAGCGCATGCTGCCAGCCGAGGAAGATGTCGCCCGCGCCCTTGGCGTTGACAACCTTTTTGTCGGCAAGGCTCCAAAGAACAACAACGAAAAAGGCCAAACCTATTCGGGCGGCTTTATCTGGGGCACTACCTACATCTGGGTTGGCAATGTTGCTGGCGGCGAGTATCAGGCGGGCGGCGTTGGCCGCACAATTCAGTG